AAGACGGAAAACCAAACATTGCTTTGATGTGGATGATGCTTCGCAACCGAGCATTCGAAATAAACAAAACTGGCAGCGTTCAGTTTCTATCATTAGACGAAGTAAGAGGAGTAGCTGAGGCGGAGTCAGAATTAGATAAACACGAAGCCCTTGAAAGATTGCACATCAGGATTCACGAAGAGATGGATAATTGGCATTGGTATGACTCAATGTTATTTAAAGTCTACAAGGAAGGTAACGCATCAATGAGAGACATCGCTAAAGACTCAGGCATATCACTTACCTCAATATTTAACACGCTAAAGAACTGCAAAGAAAGATTGAAAGAGGAAGTAGGCGAGGACTACGAAGATTATAGTAATAACGATTTTGATTTAATATGATGTTTAGAAATATACTTGAATTAGTAGAGCGAGAACTTGAGCTACGTCAGGAACGCTCAAAAGAAAACTTTAGAGAATACATCCGTATGGAAAGAGAATGTAAACGATTAAAAAAAGAAAATGAAATGCTCCGTAATGATTTACAGGAGTTAAGTAAAGAACATTTTAAAAAATAACAAATGGCAAAAACACGAACACCAAAAAAAGCTCAAGGCTTAGGAGATACAATAGAGCAAATAACAGAAGCTACAGGAATCAAAAAGCTGGTTAACTTCATTGCAGGAGAGGACTGCGGATGCGATGAGCGTAAGAAAAAGCTCAACGAATGGTTTCCATACCGCAAACCTGAGTGCTTAACCGAAGAGGAGTACAACTATCTTACGGAAATACGAATCCTAAATCAAGAAACATTCAGACCAAGTGAAGTGACAAGAGTAAGAGAAATCTACTCACGAATAATGAAAGTACGTTTAGAACCATCCTCTTGCGCTTCTTGCTTTAGAGATATTGTAAACCAACTTAAAAAAGTATACGATGCCTATTCCGAAACCACTACCTAAAGAGCAGAACAATGAGTTCATCCAAAGATGTATGATGGATGACACAATGGTCAGAGAGTATGACCAAGACCAGCGATATGCAATATGCAGAGAACAACTACAAAAACACGAAATAGAAAATGGCAAAAGTAGGAAGACCAAGAAACGTTGAAACTCCAGAAGATATGTACAACCTATTCAAGGAGTACAAAACCTATGTAAAAGACAATCCAAGATACAAGTACACACTCAACCAAAGAAGCGGAGAGATGGTAGCAGAACCACTTGAAGTACCGCTATCACTTGACGGATTTGAAGTTTACATCTATCAGAAAAAAGGCTTTTTCATCGAGCAGTATTTTAAGAACATAGCAGACGCTTACGCAGATTTTTTACCTATCTGCTCATATATAAAGCGAGAAATCAGAACTGACCAAATCAACGGAGGTATGGTAGGTCAATACAATGCGTCAATTACACAACGTTTAAACGGACTATCAGAGAAGACTGAAACGACTGTAACAATGGAGATGCCGTTATTCCCTGAAGACACAAAAGCAATAGATGTTCAAGAGAACTACCTCGATAAATAAAATCCTATCCTTAAAAAGACGGATTAAAATCATTCAAGGCGGAACTTCCGCAGGTAAGACGTTTGGCATCCTTCCGATACTGATAGACAAGTGCGCTAAAGAAAATGGCTTAGAAGTCTCCGTAGTGGCTGAGACGATACCTCACTTGCGTAGGGGTGCGCTAAAAGACTTCCTAAAGATAATGCGTTGGACTAATCGCTACTTTGACGATAGGTTTAACAAGACTTTGCTTAGATATGATTTTGCTAACGGCTCATCTATAGAGTTCTTCTCAGCAGATGATGCGTCTAAACTGCGTGGTGCGAGACGTGACATCCTGTACATTAACGAGTGTAACAACGTAACCTTTGAGGCTTACAATGAGCTTGCAATTCGTACCAAGCGAGAGGTCTACTTAGACTTCAATCCTGCGAATGAGTTTTGGGTACACAAGGAACTAAAAGACGAACCAGACACGGACTTTATTATCTTAACGTACAAAGACAACGAGGCTTTAGACGAAAGTATTGTCACACAAATTGAAAAAAATCGTGACAAAGCAGCAACTTCATCTTATTGGGCGAATTGGTGGCGAGTCTATGGTCTTGGTGAGGTGGGTAGTCTTGAGGGAGTGGTCTTCAACAATTGGAAAGAAATAGACACAATACCAAAAGAAGCAAAGCTCATAGGAATAGGTTTGGACTTTGGATACACGAATGACCCTACTGCAGCAATTGAGATTTACAATTATAACGGAACACGGATAGTAAACGAACTTGTTTACCGCACAGGTATGGTGAACTCAGACATCGCTAAGATACTTCCGTCAAGCGTCACTATATACGCTGATAGCTCAGAGCCTAAATCAATCGAAGAGATAAGACGTCAAGGCAAAACAATCAAAGGAGTAACAAAGGGAGCTGACTCAATTAATTACGGGATTGACGTAATGCAAAGGCAGGATTACTTAGTAACCAAGCAAAGCACGAACCTCATCAAAGAACTCCGCTCCTATTGTTGGGATACTGACAAGCAAGGTCAACGTATGAGAAAACCGATAGACCACTATAATCACGCTATTGATGCACTAAGATACCACGAGATGGAAGCACTCGGCTTAAAATCAAACTATGGACAATACAACATCCGATGAGCTGCCTAAAATGAAGGCGGTAGTTGAGCAGTACATCAAAGATAAAACAGGCAGAAAAGTACACATTGTGTTCAATGACGTGTTCAACGTTAGAAGACACTCTCAGATGTTGGCTCAGGCTTATGCCTATGTGTTACAAAAAGACGAATCACAAGTTAAATAATTATGGAAGTACAAATAAACGTACCATCAACATTAAACGAAATCCCGTTAAAGCATTATCAGGACTTTCTAAAGGTGCAAAATAACTCCTCAGACGAAGAGTTTGTAGCTCAGAAGATGGTAGAGATATTCTGCGGAATAAGATTGATTGAAGTGGCTAAGATTAAGCTGACTTCCTTGAATGAATTGATAGCACATTTCACTACGCTTTTTAGTCAGACTCCTAAATTTACTCCGACTTTTAAGATTGGAGATATTGAGTTTGGATTTATTCCAGAACTTGAAGAAATCAGCTTTGGCGAGTATGTAGATTTAGACTCTCATTTGCAGAGTTGGGATAACTTCCACAAGGCAATGGCTGTTTTATACCGACCTATCAAAACACGAAAAGGAGATAAATACGAAATCAAAGACTACGACCCAAACATCGATATGCAAGAGCTAATGAAGTTTGCACCATTAGACGTTTGTATTGCAGCATCTGTTTTTTTTTGGACTTTAGAAAGCGACTTACTTCAAGCTACCCTGAACTATTTGGAGACGGAGATGAAGAAGCAGAAGAACCTATCGCAGACTTTAGCGAAACAACTCAATTTGCAAAACGATGGGGATGGTATCAAAGCCTTTATGCAATCGCTAAAGGAGATATCACTAAGTTTGACGAGATTACCAAATCAAGACTTACTCGGTGTCTCACCTATCTCACCTTCGAGAAGCAAAAAAACGAAATTGAACACAGACAACTCCAAAGACAACTAAGACGATGAAGGGATTTTATGACATAACAACCAAACTTAAAGACCATTTTATTGCTGACCCTATTGTGAACACAGTAACGGAAGGCGATATCTTTGAGGTGGATTTAAACAAGCAAACAATCTTTCCGCTTGTACATATGATGATTAACAACGCATCATTCGAAGTGAACGTAGTGCGTTTCAACGTCTCTTTAATAGCTATGGACATCGTTGACATCAGTAAGAAAGCAACGACTGACGTGTTCAGAGGCAACTCAAATGAGCAAGATGTACTCAACACTCAATTGGAGGTCTTAAATCGAGCCTATGCGCTTATGTTGCACGGTAATTTGTGGGATGATAAGTACGTTGTTGACGGCAATCCTACTTGTGAGCCGTTTACTGAGCGTTTTGAAAACTTTATGGCAGGCTGGACAATGACACTTGACATTCTTATCCCTAACGAGGTAACAATCTGCTGATGCAAAACACGGAGGTTCAAAAGGAATTAGAACGCTTTAAAGACTACGTTGTTAGTCAGTCAAGGCGCAACCTTTCGAGGCTTAAAAAGAACT